TGTTTCTTTTCTTTGGCTTCGTAATCGGTAATATTATTAGCACGTTTGGGCGAACCTTTTTCCCAGCCCGGGCGGGCTTTGAAACGAATTCTAAATTCACTAATGTGATCTAACACTTCTTGTTCGGGTTTGCCCATTAGAACCATTTCAAGAACATCACTTAAGAAGTTTTGAATAAATTCTGGAGTATCACTACGCTTGAGGTCTAAGCCCATAGCTTTGATCTTGCCAGCCTTTCCATCGATGTCTGCTCGCTTACCTTCTTTGTCGTAATACAATACAGCATAGCGTTTCTTAGTGATGAAAAGACTTTTACTACCAACGATTTCACGTCCTGCTTTGATAACTTCTCCACGCGATTTAGGTACGTGGAAACTGTCTAACATAAACTGTGGGAATGTTTGATTAACCTCTTCTCCAATTTGGTCATAGAGTTGAATGACTGTTTCTTTCGTCCAGGGTATCAGTCCCGCTTCGATGTCCTTCTGTAGAGTGCGAAAAGCACTAAAATAACAACTATCAGTGTCACCATAAATAACTGCCTTTCCTATATGATTATATTCACCTGTGATGATTTCATTTACTTTACTCGCCATATGCTTGGCGATTTGTCTTCCGACCAGCGTTGTTGATTGTCCGATTCGTTTATCAAAGAAGCGACAACCGCTATTAAGAATAGCGCCATAAAGACTGTTAAGATTAATCTTTTTAACGAGTTGTCGCTTGTCCCAGTATTCTTCTTCGATTTTGTTTCCTGCATTTATAGCCTCCTTGAGTTTGGCCTGCATTTCTTTACGTTCTGCATACCAGCGTTTAAGTAGCCCTGGAATAATACCTTCATTTTCATGACTGAAGATAGTGCCGTTACTTGAAAGCATCCAAGGCTGATTGCTTTCAAATATAAGTCTATATACTTCTGCCGCACTTAATACATCACTATCTCCGTTTTCCCAGTCGATGGTAATATCTGTGCCAATCTCTTGTGCCATTACAGCTTCGTATTCGTCTGTGCCAAATTTACCTTCCCAAGCGCCAGCAAACGATTTGCCCTTGGCCATCTGTAGTTCAATATATTCTTCAGTCTTAGTTTGACGTAACTGTCCTACAATAGTCTCAGGACCCATGTTGAGCGCACGAATGGCCGACGGATATAGACTGTTAATATCTAATGATCCCACCCAATCTTGAATACCTTCTTTAGGATGTGCAACATACGCACCTGCTGCCGCAGTATCTTCATCACGTTCGCTCATCTTAATTCGGTTAGGAACTTGAAATCCTCTGCGATGTGCTTCGTTAATAATAGCTTGTTCAGTTACCGCAACAGCGCCCATCGTAGTCTGTAGCAATACTGTATTTTCATGTGCTAGTGTGTTAGCAAGATCCATGAACTTTAACTTCCTGTCTAGGTCGTCTAGAAGTTTACAGTCATTGATGTTATATTCGACAAATGTCTTAAAGTCATTATTGTATAACTGGTCGAGCGTACCTTCGTATTGTGTTTTACGTTTGCCTAATTCATATTCCGCAATAGCGTCGAGTCGATATGTATGACGTTCTTCATATGTATACTTGCGATACAGTTCGAGATAGTCTAAATGAACGCGACCGATATAGTCATAGGTTACACTATTTCGACCAAACTTTTCGTATTCTCTACGTTTTGGAAACTGATCAAACAAACAAAATCTACGGGTATCTTCTTTGCTTAAAACTTTTGTTACTCTATTTGTAGTATACGGAATATCAAAGCCTTCACTGTTCCAACCACTAATGACATCTGCGTCTTGTATAAGATCTAAAAACATGTTCAACAGATCTGCTTCGTTATCAAACAAGTAAGTGTTAGGAAAGTCTTTGACCATTTCCTTAGCATCTGCCATCTTAACACCTTTAGGTGGAATAGCCATACACACCATAGTCTCGAGCCATTGCAAGTAGACAGCGATAGCAGTAATTGGCATGAATGCATCATCCGGACTTGCATAGCCACGTTCGGGATCAAAGTCTACCTCAATATCGAAAAATGCTACATTTAGTTTTGGAGCATCTTGATTAATGTAATGTTCGCTTAAGGTTACAAAGATTGGATTAATGTCAGCTTCAAATAACTGCTTACCTGAATTGATTGCTTGTTCTTTGCGTAATTCTTTTGTGTTCTTACAAACAATGCGTGTAAGAGGATCGCCGTATATCGATGTAAATTTACCGCGTGGATCTTTTACATAGAATGTGTGTTTGACAGGTATGTCGCGAAATTCTCGCTCACCTTTTTTGTTACGTTCAACCACCCGAATGATATCATTCTCGCGGTCAAACCATCCGTCTACATAAGACATACATTTTATTCTCCATGCAATTTAGGGCTTGCAAATACCTTCATGCGGTTTATTGGCCCGCTTGCCTTCTCATGCAATATTTATTAGATACGTTTTGTAATATCTAAAATTGCTTCAATTTCTTCCCAATCTGCATTATGCGCAGACCAGTCGCCTTTGTGGGCGATCTTAATTGCCTTATTAATAATACTAGGTTTAATTTGTAGTTCGTCAGCGACTGCTTTAACAGTTTCTTTTAAGCCTTCTTGTAAGTCTTCTACTTCTCGTAATACTGTAGAACCTTCCGAAATCAAACGCTCTAATTTTGCCTTTTCTTCTGCACCATAACTACGTCCTGGCATGTTATCTCCTTAACTATAAGCCTATTATAAACTAATTATCTTAAAAACTCAACCTTTAGAGGTGGAAATGGCAGAAATTAATCTGCCATTTATTTGATTAACCGCGAGCGATTCTTAACCAACGTGCTAGTTCATCTTCCGATTCTTTAACATTAGCTGGGTTCGATGCAGCCCCTGCTCCGCCACCATCTTTGTAAACTTTCAATGTTGGATCTGGAATAGCTACACCCTTGTTATCAACGGTAGTGCCAGCTGGAATTTTTGGTACTAATACCTGGGTGCCTGCTGGGCTAGTTGTTCCTGCCGGAGCCGCCTGAACAGGAGTTGCTGTTGTAGTTCCTGTTGGAGTTCCTTCTTTCCCTTTAGCTGGAACTTTTTCAGAGGCAAATTTTTGAGCCTGGGCTATGGCATCTTTAGCCGGTTGTACGTGGCCGAGAATATCTTTGTATAAAGGACTACCATCATCCTTTGTGTCATTGAATGGTTCTAGTATAGCGTTCATTTTATCAATGATACCTTGCTGTTCTGGAGTCAACCCTCTTTCTTTTGTAGCTTCTGGCTTAGTTGCGTCTGCTGGCACATCTGCTGGCACGTTTGCTGTAGTTCCTGCCGGTAATCCTTCAGCTCCTCCGGTACCACCGCCTCCTGCTGTAGTCACGGCTGGTTGTTCATCCCCCATCTGACTCAATCCATAAGCACCAGCACCTAATGCACCAACACCTAATGCAGTTTTACCTGGATTGTTTCTAATCGCTTGTCCAACTTTATTGGCAGTTTTAGCTCCTGTGGCATATCCTGCCATTTTGCCTCCAATTTTTTTACCTGCCGCATCCACTGTTCCTGCGGCGTTGCGCATTTGTTTCGCGGCTTGACCACCTAAACCGCCTGCAAAGTTTGATCCGATATTTTTAATACCATTCCACGCACCTTTGGCGTAGTCAAGCAATCCTTCGTCGACTACTACTTCACCGTCTTTTACACTTTCCCAAATAACATCTAATGTTAGACGGTCTGTTACTATATTGCCGTGTGTGTCGTAGACATTAGATTCTGTATCAAAGTAATATTCTGAATCTAATGATTCTGCAATTCGGGCTTTAGTTTCAATTAGTTCTAAACGTTGTTGTAGTGTGCGGATATCTTCTGATACTGTACTAGATTCTTTTATACCTGCCTTACCGTAGGTTTGTGGTCCAGGTATACCATCTGGAGTTAATCCATTCTTTTGTTGCCATGCCTGTAATTTGGTTTTAGTTTCTGGACCCATTATACCGTCTGGATTAGCGCCAATCATTTTTTGTAGTTTTTGTAACCTAACATCTTGTCCAGCAGGATGTCCTCCTTGAGTTTTATCAGCCTGATAATCTCTGTACATGTTGGCAGCATCTAATCCAAGACTTGCCGCTGTGCCTACGCCCGGAACTAGACCAGCTAGACCGCTTAGTCCTGAAATACCAGCACCCATGTAATCGCCTTTCTTATAGCGATCATAAGCATCTGCCGCATTGAACGCTAGCCCTGCTCCTGGAATAGCTTTGCCTAACATACTACCAAGACCCTTAGTCGCCGCATAAGTTCCTGCACCCACTGCGGCCTTTTGCGCTAATGATGCGCCAGCATCGGCACCTGCTGACAGTTCTACTAATTGTTTAGACTCGTTTAATTGATATCCAAAACTTTCTGATAAGGTACGTGCAATACTTTCTTTTGCCATTAATTGTTTGACAGCATCAGTGCCGCCGGCAGCTAAAGCACCGATACCAGCACCTGGTAAACCACCTAATGCTCTACCACCTACTGCGCCTGCTCCCGTAGCTGTTGCTAGTTCTCCCCAATTAAACGGCTTTCCTGTCTTAGGATTAATCTTAGGTGGTGTTGGAGGAACTGGTGCTGGAGGAACTGGTGCTGGAGGAACTGGTGCTGGCTCACCGCCTTGTTTTAGACTAGCTGTCAACTGCTGTGTTAATTTATCCAAATCCATCATGTTCTGCATGTACCGATGCTCTGCATCTCTAGCCGCTTGAGCTACTTGTTGAGGGTCTGGTCCTGTAGAGGCAGGTTGTTCTTGTTTTCCATTTCTGCCAAACAAATATCCACCTGCGGCTCCCAGTGCTAATGGAACTAATGGTAGAAATTCATCTAATTGTTGCTCGCTTCTGCCTTCTTCAATGGCATCGAGTTTAGTCATTATGTCTCTTAAGTTCATGTTGTCGTCCTCTTATTCTTTTGGTACACAGTTAGGAACCGTGCGTCCATTCTTCTTTTTAGTCCCTACCGGATGATAGCCTTTCCAACAAGGGTTTGAATTTTTTAATGTTCGTTTCTTAGCATTAGCTTCTTTAATAGGATTACTTTCGCCTATGTCCTTAGGAATGTTGTGAACTCTACGTCCACCACCTTTGCGTATCTTTGCTAGTTCTTCTATGCCATGGCGAATTTCTTCTATATTCATTGCAAGTTCGGGAAATTGTCTTGCAATATGTTCCCAGGTAAGAAGATCGTTCGTTTGTGCTCTTTCTGCTAGATCTTTTAACTGACCACGTGCTCGCATGATGCGGTACTCTATAGTGCCGGGATTACTCTTGTGGCCGTAAATCATACTATTAGACGGATCGTTTTTATCAAAGTCTAAAGGTGATTCATTCATTTGATCGTCTTCGTCTGCTATTGCTTTTTTAATAATATTTACAACATTAGGATTTGCTTTTAGCTGATGTAGTGTTTGTTCGGCATGAGCTTTATCTTTGAATCCGCCTTGAACTACCACCCAAGAATTTGTACCAAAAAAGCCACCGGATGGATACCATATCTCTGATTGTCCAGTATCTGTACGATCTACAACTTTCAATTTATTTGGGTCTATCGGTGGAGGATTATCCTTTTCAGCTTGTGCCTTGGCCATCATTTGTTTGTGTGCCTGTACATTGGCTTTCTCGTGTGCCATAGGTTCTTGACCAATCATATCTCTTAATAGATCAGCCCAGCTCCATCCTTCCATTTCTGGATCGTGGAATATTTCTTCAAATTCGCCTACTACTTCACTTAGATCTTCTTCAACAAAATATTTTGGAATTAAACCTTTTTTCTCAGCAATATCTATCATATAAGATTCTAAAGCATCATCATCTTCGTTGGCAAAATGTTGTTTAGTATCTGGATCCATCTTTTTAATAATATCCATACCAAACTTAAACGCATGTTTGTAGCCTGGCATGTTATTCATACTCATAACAGTATTTGGATCAACTCGAAGTGGTTTTTTATCTTGACGTGTACCTA